GGCCACTCAGCGTGTGGACGGAAAATTGATTCTGCCGGAGGCCATCAAGGTTCTCCAGCAAAAAGCGTAACGGAGGTGCGACATGGGTTACAACACAAAGAACTACACCGAACAAGGCGGTGAAAAAACTGTTATCGGCGGAACGTTGGAAATAAAGGAAGGAGCCTCGGTAACGGGGCTCTCCGCCAACCCACTTCTCGTGGCAACTGAGGAAACTCTCGGCGGAGTAAAAGCCGCTGCCGCCGGTGAGGACGATACCGTCGAAGTTAAAATAGGTGAAGACGGTAAGCTGTATGTGCAAGCACTTGCTGCGGCAACAGCTGAAGCGTTAGGCGGTGTAATGGCCGAAGTTGCTGATGAGGGTGATACCGTCGAAATCAAAATTGGTGAAGACAGCAAGCTATATGCTCCAGCATATCCTACCGATGCTACGGAATCAGTCTCCGGATTGGTAAAATCAGCTGCAAATCAAGCTGACAGCATAGCTGAAGATACATCCGCACTTGTCACGGATTTCAATGCACTACTCACAAAGTTAAAGGCCGCCGGACTAATGGCAGCAGACGAAGAATAACCGGAAGGAGGCGGATGGCATGACAACCAATAATCTTCTCCCCAAAGTAAAAGCGAATCTGATCCTGGCGCATGACGCAGATGATGGACTTCTGCTCCATTACATCAAAGCCGCCGTCTCCTACGCGGAGAGTTACCAGCATGTCACTGAGGGTTATTACACCGAAAACACTATGCCACCCACTACGGAACAGGCAGTAATCATGCTGGCGAGCCATTTCTATGAAAGCAGAGATGGCTCGACGGCTGGTTTCTTTTCCGATAGCGTGCAGGCAGGTCAGCAAGTTTGGAACACGGTGAACCTACTTCTACGGCTTGACCGGGATTGGAAGGTGTAGCTTATGGGCTTTGGAAAGATGAACACCTTTATAGACATCATTGAGAAAGTAACCATAAATGACTCGGAGGGTTTCAGCACTGAGATTGACAATATTGTTGCTACCATCAGAGCGTATCGGGAAGGTCGGCACGGCACCGAAATGTGGGCGAACAGAGCCACATTTTCGGAAGCCACCGACCTTTTCCGTTTTCGCTGTATTCCCGGTGTCACCATTAAGACCGCAATGCTTATTGCGTGTGAAAACGGACGATTTGAGATTACCTCAGTGGAGGATGTCAGAGGCCGTGGAATGTACACTGAAGTACTCGCCAAGGAGGTGAAACCCAGTGGCTAAAGTGACTATGAAGATGCCGGAGGATTTCCTTCTGAAGGTTTCACGGTTGAACGATAAAACGGATGAAATTATCCCTCGTGTACTTAAGGCCGGCGGTGAGATTGTGCTTGACAAGGTGCCGCAGAAGTTGTAAAAGACTTTAATAGCGGCACTCTTACCCTCGGTGTTGATGACATTGGCCCAACTGTCGCAGCAGATCTGACCGGCGCATCCACTGATGACAATGGCGTGCTAATCTCCGCCAGCGAGAATGTGGGTACACCTGTAGCAGTAGGTTTTCGTGCCCAAAAGGCCAACGGCACATACCGATACTTCTGGCTCTATCGCGTGAAGTTCGGTCTGCCTGCAACAAACCTGCAGACAAAGGCAGATTCCATAACCTTCTCTACACCGACCATCGAAGGAACGGTCATGCGCAGGAACAAACTCGATGGTATGGGTAAGCACCCATGGAAAGCGGAGGTCACTGAAGGTGACGCAAGTGTTTCATCGTCTACAATCACCGGTTGGTTTACTGAAGTTTACGAGCCGGTCTACACGCCAGGGCCTTAGGAGGATTAAACTATGGAAAATGAAAGAAGCGCCGTAATCAGCATAGGCGGTAAAGACTATGAACTGGTTCTGACCACACGTGCGACAAAAGCGATTGCCGGTCGTTACGGCGGCCTTGAAAACCTCGGAGAAAAACTGATGAAATCTGAGAACTTCGAAATGGCTCTTGATGAGATTGTTTGGCTGATTACGCTACTGGCAAACCAGTCAATCTTAATACGAAACCTTAAGAATAAGAACGCACCGGAGGAACTTCTCACTGAGGAGGAAGTAGAACTTCTCACTTCACCGCTTGACTTGGCGGCATATAAAAACGCTATTACAGAGGCGATGTTTAAAGGCACAAAGCGCGATGTGGAGAGCGAGGAAGAAACCCCAAAAAACGCGGAAGTCGGGTAGACGGACAGCGTCAGATTCCTGACGCTGAAGTCTTTACCCGGCTTCTTTATTATGGAACAGTTCAGATGGGCATGGACGCAGAGGAATTCTGGCTTATGCCTATCGGACTGTTTTTTGATTTATGGGCTTGCCACAAGCAGTGGCACGGCATTGAAAAGCCTAGAAAACCCGAACGATTGACGATATTATCCCACCGGGTATTTAGGAGGAGGTGAAGGCATGGCAGACAATTTTGGCTTAAAAAGAAAAACTCGGCGGCGTGCTTAAAGGCATCGGTGTTGCGATGGGAACTGTTGCCGTTGCTGCCGGGGCTGCTGCTATCAAATTGGGTAAAGAGGTTGTACAGCAATTCGGTGAGCTTGAACAAAACCTCGGTGGCTCCGAGGCTGTGTTCGGTGCATACGCGGCATCAATTCAGAAAACCGGTGAAGAAGCATATAAAAACCTTGGTGTCTCCCAAAGCGAGTATCTTGCGACTGCTAATAAAATGGGAGCACTCGTGCAGGCTCTGCCAGAAATTATTGACACTATCGTGGAGGCCATTCCTCAAATTATTGATGGCCTGTTGACTGCTATTCTCGGCTCGATACCACAGTTGGTGCAAGCAGGAATTGACCTCTTAGTGGCTCTGATTCAAAATTTACCGCTCATAATTACTACAATTGTGGCAGCAATTCCGCAGATCATCACCTCGCTGGTTAATGCCATTGTTGGTAATATCGATAAGATCATTTTAGCGGGTGTTCAACTGTTTGTGGCTCTTATTGCCAATCTACCTACAATCATTATTGAGGTGGTCAAGGCTGTACCGCAGATTATAGCAGGATTGATAACCGCCATAGTTGAAAGCGTACCTGAACTGGCTAAAGCCGGACTTGATCTGATTAAAGGCTTATGGCAGGGTATTTCAGACGCAGGTGCGTGGCTCTGGGAAAAGATATCCGGGTTTTTCGGCAATGTGGTATCGAAAATCAAGAACTTCTTCGGCATCAAATCCCCTTCAGCTCTGTTTGCCGGAATTGGCCAAAACATGGGTGAAGGCATCGGTGTGGGTTTTGAAGATGCAATGGCAGCAGTTTCAAGAGATATGCAAAATGCGATACCCACAAACTTCGATTTGAATTATAGAGGTTTGTCGGGACAAGGTAGTGCTGCCGGCACAAACATTACTCAAAATCTCTCTGTGGTTACGCCAAAAGCTCTATCCGAAAAAGAACTGGCTCGGGAGTTTAAAAACCTCTCCCGCAAGCTGGCACTGGAATATTAAAAGGGGGTCTGACAGTGCAACTTACTTATATTAACGCGGATGGCCGGAGCATCACGCTCAAACAAAGCCGCCCGTATTTTCTTACCAAGATAGACGGCACAGGCAACATACGTCAGACCGTTAATACCTTCAAGGCACCGGATCAGGACGGTGCTTTTTATATATCCTCCACACTTGATATGCGCAACATCATATTGGAAGGCAGAGTTCTAGCAAATACACCTGACGAGGCCTATGCTTTGAGGCAACGATTTCTTCAGATATTTAGCCCCAAACTGAATGGAACGCTCATCTACCGTAATAGGCAAATTGCCTGCGTTGTAGAGGAAGCGGGTTTTACTGTTTCCACACGGCAGCGGATACCTAACTTTTTTGTCAGTCTCCTTTGCCCCTCTCCCTTTTTTGAGACGCTGGATGAAGTGCGTGAGGAACTGGCATCTTGGATACCGCTGTTCGAGTTTGAACTGGAGATACCTGAAATCGGTATGGAGTTTGGAATGCGCCAACCCAGTCAGATCATCACGGTAGACAACATCGGCGATGTTTCCTGTGGCTGTGAGATTGTGTTCCAAGCACTGGGAACGGTGACCAATCCGGAACTACTAAACATTGATACCGGTGAATACATCCGACTTCTCACGACGATGAATGCCGGAGATGAACTTCGTGTATATACCCATTTTGCCGGTAAGCGGGTGGTTAGCGTTAACGGCTCTGTGGTAACGAATGCTTTTTCCTTACTGGACACCGACTCGGTATTTTTCCAGCTTGCAGCAGGCATTAACACTTTGCGCTACGATGCTTTGGTCAATATGGAACTGCTGGAAGTAAGCATTTATTATCGACCGCAATTTTGGGGGTGTGAGTATGCAGTTATATATCTACAATCCAAACCGGGAGCTTGCGGGTATTGTTGAATCTTTCGAATATCTGCGTTGGACTCGGCGTTACTCCCATTGTGGATCATTTGAGTTAAAGGCCATAGCAACACCGGAGAACACTGCACTCTTAAAAGAAGGAAATATCATTTGGAAGAACGATGACGAAGAAGCCGGTATTATTGAGCATCTGAAACTTTCTCAGACCGAGCAGGAATTTATCACTGCGAGTGGTCGCTTTGCAACATCCTTTCTCTCCCGCCGCATT